TATGCCGTCTATCATCAGTAATGTTACCCGTAGTGGCATCATAAACCAGCTTATTACGATATCTTGATACGACTTGTTGCACGTACTCTTCGGCTTTACCCTTAGGTAAGTTACCTACGTCAATATAGAATATTCTTCGTTCAGGCGCACGTGATACGCGGTACACAACCAACGAATCTTCCATGTATCGAAGCTGGTTGGCAAGTTTTAGTGCTTTATGTAAATGACCTAGTGTTCTTAGATTCGCTGAATCTTTTATGCCGGAATTCGTTTGAATGATTGCGTCATTTGCAATTTTTACACCATTAATATTTCCAGAAGTTTGAGCTGCAGCTTCGGGAGAATACACATAGTATTCATCTACGACCTTTTCATACTCAACTTTTGTTTTTTCATCTGTTTCGGTTTTAACCTCACGTATTTTATTAATGTGTGTAGCTTCAATTGGTCGTATTTCTGTAATGCCTTTTTGGGGATTGGTGCTATTAACGATCACATTAAAATACGACTTTCCATCCACATACCAATTACGAAAATACTCACTGGCTCTACGGTTAAACTTATAAAGTTTCAGTACATTCTTAAATTCTTTTACAATCGCTTTTTCAACCTCCTCTGGATGAGAAGCTGTAAACTTTAAACTAACGGGAGGCTTATCATCTGAAGAAGCAATGGCAGCATCGACGATGTCTGCAATCGCTAAATCACATTCTGGCTGCAAAGCTACTTCTCTATACTTGCGTATAAGATCATGGTCTGAAGTAGCACCTGACTCGCTTAAATCTACGTATTGACCAAAGTATCCTCCACCTACAGTGACATTTAAACCGTCTTCATCATCTACCTTAGGAATAGGCGAAACAACTTCCTTCTCTTTCCCTTTCGAAAGACTTTTAGCTATTTCGTATCCAAATATATTAATCGCCATATTAGTTATTTATAACACTTATGCCAAAGATAATACGATAAAGCATGGGGGAAAACCCCCATGCTCACCATATACATATTAGTATTTTAACTGCTGGTATTTGATTCCCAATATTGGTAGTCAAACGCAACAGTGAATTCTTCAATAGCATCGGTCGAATCATTACTTAATTCGATTGAAGATATACTTGTAGGATATGCCCCGCGTAATACATATGATTTTATAATATTACCTTGTTTATCTAATTGGTCAATGCCAAGATCTGTTTGATAATCGCTAGGATTTGTAAGTCCAGAATTTGACGCGTATGTACTAATACCATTTTGCCAACGCTCCATTGCGTCTCTAATTTCAAATCCGGTATCATTAATAATCGTCACAGTCCAAGCCTCGAACGTGCGGTCACCAGCAACCTTTAGTTGTCTTCCACGATATGGGACACTAATTACACCAACCGTGCTTTCGGGTAATGCTGCTGCTTTACACATGAATTGTGCTAGTTCAGTATCACCTGCCGCGTATCCGGGGAATGTGAGAGTAGCTTTGAAAAGGTTAGCTCTTGCCCCTCCTCCAACTAATTTTGCTTTTAAATCGTCTACTGTAGCCATAATTTTTCCTTTCTTTAATTTTTTGTTTAGTTGCCAGTTCCAACGATTTCAGAGAATTCAACACCTGTTCTTGTAGCAATAAAGTTAAGAGTGATGAAGTTGATGGAACGTGCAGGTTTAATATAAATATCTGCTACAAATCTATTAGTATCGATAACGTCTCCTGTGTTATTTGTTTCGTCGCATACAACCATGAAGTCGGTAATACCACGACGACCTTTAACATCTCTAAGGAAAGGCTCGGTCATATTCCTAAACATTGCTCGAGTGAATTCATCATTCAATTCGAACAACTGGAATTTAGAAGCTGTGGAAATTGCCTTTTCAAGAACAATAAAGAGTCTACGAACGTTAATTCTATCGAACGCAGATGGCTTACTTTGAGCAGTCTTATCACCGAATAACAGAATTCCTTGTCCAGGCTCTGCAATAACTGGGTTAATACCACTTTTGTATAACTCATCTCTTTCGCTCTTGTTAGGGTTCCACTTAAGTTTAGTTACACCGAGTAAATTTCCACGGTTATAACCAGCAGGTGAGAACCAAGGATCGTTAGTGTCGTCAGTCCTTGCACATAGACCAGCGATGTGGCCGTTTGCAGGAATATAACGATATGAATCGGTGTACTTATTATAGACATACACCGCTGAACTATCAAGGATAACATAAGAACTATTGAAGTCCAAATCAGCCGATACAGCATCTACATCATTTGCAGTCGGTGCAGGAGAAATAAATCCTACACAATCTTTACGAGTTGTATCGCAAAGTGATAAAACTTTATCTGCAACAATTGAAGAAACTGATGGATCATCGTCAGTTTCAGCAAATACTAAATTAACATCGATTTCTGACGGATTGTCAAAATAACCAAGTGCTGTAACAACGTCTGCCTTACTTGCAGCATCTGCAGCATCGCTACCATCAGTACCGCCTGATAATGAATACCCAAATAAGTCTTCGTCATTAACAGTGGCGATGGTAATTTGCACGAAATGATCATCGTCCTGAGTACCTCCCAGTAGTTCATAGTATGGCACGTCAATACGGTCATCGACATCATAGCCAAACCCACCATCTAAAACAGTTACCGCAACTTCATACGTACTTGTATTTGCATTTATGGAAATATCAATTTCAAACTTCGCACCGCTACCAGTAGCACCAGCGTCTGGTTCATATAATATACCAGGTGTAACGCCATGAGTTACAGTGTATGTTCCAACTGCGAGTTCATCGACCGGAGCCTCACCACTGTAGTACTCAGTAAGTACATTAGTAGTAGTGGCAATACTTGAATCTGCAACCAAATTAGCACTGAATACTTTACCGGATGAACCTAATGTACCAGGTACAGCGTAATCAACACCACTAATCGATGATTGGAATGATGTAGCAAATGCTGTTTCGTTGATGTATACATAATCGGAATCGCGATTAATTACTGTCTTATAGTAATTTGAACCACCTTCTTTTGTAGCATCAGCATAAAGTGAAAGGCCTTCGAAGATTTCTAGAATAGCACCTTTTGTACCACTAAATCTACCATCTTCATCAACAATAATGACATGAATTTCATCATTTGCACCAGCTTGAACATTGGATGCAGCCCAGGTTGTTGTACCAGCTACTGCGTTTACAGAATTGTCTAGGTTTGAATCACTAAACTTACCTGCTGTTCCATTTGGTGAATAGATTGCACATGCAATGTGTGCCTTTAAACTATTACCAAGTGCGCCTGGACAGCGTGCTTGAATAACACCAGCAATGCTGCCAAAGCTAGATAAATCATCAAACGAATCATCATTGTCAATTTTAACTACGTCGGTAGCTGTTCTATGGCGTGAGCCTGAAGCGTTTTTAGCATCATCGCTAATCGCTCGAGATATACGCAGTGTGTTTGCGTATTTTAAAAAGCTTGCGGCCTGTAAGAATGAAGTATAGTTATCATAATCTCCACCATCAGCAGTGCTGCTTGGTGTGCCATATTCATTTACTAACTCTTTCTCCGAAGAGACGAGTCCTACTTCTCCAACAGGGCCCCAGCTGAAGTGTCCTGCGAAAGCACCGATCGATGTCGATACTGCAGGAATCACGTTTGTTAAGTCAACCTCGTTGACTTCTACTCCTGGTGATACTTGAAATCCCATTTTTAGTTGTTTCCTTTCAATTGTTAATTTATAAGTTTAAGCATAATAAGGTTTGTCTCAATACTTCTATTTATAACTTATGACTTTTAAAGATCATGCCATTCTTTAATGTCATTAGCCATCTGTTCATGGTGACTACTCGCATCTCGCCCGTCACTAATTATGCCGAATGGTGGAACATCGTTTTCAATTTGCTCCATCTTTTCTTTGAATAGCATTTCTTTAAGATCTACAGTGGAAATATCACCAAACGCTTCTGAAGAAACAAACCACGCAAACAAGACTAAGTTCATAACTAGGTCATCATGATTGCCTTGACTTGCCTCATATGAACTCCCCTTTGCTTCAAATGTCGAAAGTTCCAATATGCTATGTTCATCAACAATGTTTAATTTACCTAGTTCAATCAAATCTTTCAAGTTGGAACATCCAATACGTTTAACACGTTTTGTCATCATAACACCAATACCATTCTTTTTGACAGTTGATTCGACAAACATGTTTTCATACTCGTGTTCGTAATACACATCATTACAAACAACCATTCCAACATCGTTGTTTTCGATAATTACTAGAGCATCATTATATTCTTTCGCAACCCGAACAATAATATCTGGAAAAATCATTGGGGATATCATATTATCTCTAAAACAGGCGACCTGTTTAAAATTTCCAAAGGTTGCGTCGATTACTGTAAATGTCGAATAGTCTTGTCCACGCCCCTTTGAAACGTCGACGGTCATAACATATTGATGGTCAGTAATTGGATCTTCATAATAATTTACACCACGGTGCCTTTTATCTGGTGTATGCATTTGAAGACCTATAAGAATATTCGAAGAAATTAAAGTATTAGATGTGCCAATAAAGTTGTTTCCAAATTCTTGTTCAAACTGTAATTCAGACGTATTAGCAACTGTCATTTGTTTCCAAGCTTCATCTCGCCCTGGAACATCAAACCAATCAACCCTAAATGGTGTAAAGTTATTCTTATTCTTTTGTGCACCTTCCCACAACGAACAAAATAAGTTACCAATCCCATTCGCAGTTGATGTAATAATAACCTTTGTATCATTACCTGCAGAAATTACAGGATATGTTGAGGTGTAAAATTCATTCGCGTTTTCCACGAAAGCGAACTCATCAAGGAAAAGTAGGTTGGCTGAAAGACCTCGAATAGAACTTGCTGAAGTTGCAGACGCAACAATTTTGGAATTATTCGAAAACTCGATCGAACCTTTATTGAGCGCTTTACACCCCGGTTGAAGAAAGAAAGGTAAATTTTCTAATGCAAGTGTGATGCGGCTTAACATCTCTCTAGCAGTTGCACCCTTATTTGCCAGGATCGCAATAGTTTTTTCCGAATTAAAAATACTATACCATAGAATATAAATCACTGATGAAATAGACTTTCCAGATTGTCGACACGCTAAAACAATATTAAATCTATTTTCATTAAATTGTGTGAACATCTTTTTCTGATATTCGTATGGCTTAAACGCGACAAGACCTTTATCAAGAGAAATAACCTTTACGTAATTCTCTGCAAAGTAGACCGGATCAGACATACACTTCATGTATTCATCAACTTCTTTAGCTGAGAATGGTGTCTGAAGACCATCTTTTCGAATAAGCGGATTTCCAAGATAACCGCCTGTGCCGTTAATCGTATTACTCTGTGACATCTATTGTTTTTTCTTCTTCATCATCAGTTCTACACTTTAAGAATTTTTGCAACTCGGTTGTAGAGCCTACAAAAATGGAATTGTTTGTAGTTGTGCTTGAAGGCCCATTCTTTTGTTGTGTAATATCTTGTCGAGACTTCTGCAACTTAACAAGATCCTGAGTCATTTCACTTGTGTGCTTTATCATCGCACCAAGAACTTCAAACGCTCGAGGATGTTCTGACTCTGATGCCAGTGCCATCATCTGATCAATTGCTTCACATGATTGATCTATTAAAGATTTCATTTTATCACGAGAATATTCAACGTCACTCTCGGTGTCCTTTATGATTTCTTCATTAGACACTGAAGATTTAGGTTTTTTTATAATGTCAAGGTTTTCTTCGAGCGCATCATATATTTCATTTTTTTTATCCATGGTCAAATCCAAACGTCGTTGTTATTGTATCGCTATCGTCAAGAGGTGCGTCATCAGCGTCATCTACCGCAACACGGACGTTTTCATTTTCTGTGCCATATGGCTCGTTAAGTTTCAATGTGTCACGATCGTCTTTATCTGCGAAAAAGAATGTATCAACCTTTCGAATAATTGAACTTTTTGTTGTTGCACCAGCGAATTTGATTTTCATAGAAAAATCAAGAGTGTATATAATACTTCTTCTGGTTAAAAAGTCTCCTTCGTAATCATCTTGAAAGGAAACACCATTGAGAACAATTGGAACGTCAGTCGTCGTATTAGCACCTTCTAATTCCTTAATCGCAATAGTGTATTCTGGAGAAAAAGTAGGAATGATTTGCTCGACTATCTGTAAAGCTTCATTCTGATTTTCAGCATATATGTTTAATTGCATTCCAAGAGTGTATGGAACTGATTGGTAAAGTAAATCTACACGGGTATTATC